ATATGTGGTTGAAATTTAAACTTATTAGACATTTTATTTCCATCAAAAGCTATTCTAACATCAGCATTCATATAACCCAACCTTGCATTTCGTGAAAATGATATGTGTCCTAAATTAGATTTCATTTTATTTGTTTCAAGTATTCTATACAATGCTTCTATTGAAGTAAAATGATAAATTATTCCAACTTGTTTAGCCTCAAATATTAAATCTTTTAGTTTAACCATGTCTTATCTCGGTGGTTTGGAATCCCAAGGCCCCCAATGTTTATTTCTTATCATAGTAATTCCTGTTTCCTCAGGACTGTATTTATAAATCTTATATCCTTTAACTGGAATGTTACCTAAAGCATAATATAATTGTTTTGGAAAATTTATATCTTGTCCATTACTTTGGTCAATACACCTACTACCATGTTCTACCCAAGCGTGTCCAAATGGTTTTCCGTCTGTTTGTAAAATACCCACTCCATGACAAAGTTTCCATTTCTTTTCATCTGACGCACCCATCTTCTCCATTACAATGCGTCCATTTGCTCTATAACAATCTCCAGTCGCCGCCATTATTTTGTTACTTTTTTAACCTTTTCTATAGAACGACCTGCAAAATAAGCCGCATATACAGTCATCAATAATGTCTGATAAACTGGAACATACGCCGCTCCTATTGTAAAATCACCCATATTTCCATCAAATACACTTAATATAACAAATACCGCTGTAAGAAAAATTAAGGTCAAAGGTCTAATATTTTTACTTAACCAACTTCCATGTTTCATGTCAGCTTCCCAACGAGCAGATACTTGTGCTTGTGCGGCTTGTTCGGCTGTTGCTAATATTTGTGTTATCTTTTGTTCTGCTTCGGCTTTTTCTTCACCTGATGTATGTAAATTATCTAATACTCCACCAATATCTTTTATTACATCACCACCACTTAAAAAACCTGTTATTGTACTTACAACTCCCATAACTTATCTCCTAATAAACATCACCGCTCATAGCGTCTGATATTGCTTTTTTAATATCTTTATTGGTTATATCAACCTTCCCATCCATATCGGCTTTCCAAACTTCTTTCTTTTTACCATTGTGAAATAAAACTATAGATGGAAAATTTCTCAATCTTAACTTTTTACAAACTTTTTTCGCATCTTCTGATGCAACTATTAAAATCTTAGCATCTTCATGTCCTTTAACTCCATCAAATAATTTATCATCCAATTTACTACCTTGCCATTTTGAAGTGAATTTAACAACTACAAATCCTTTTGAAGTTTTTTCCTTAAAATTTTTATCTGTTGCATCTTGGCCCCATACTATAGTAGTCCAACCACAAAATAAAAATAATCCAAACAACCAATAGAATCCTCTTTTGATTATATTACTCATAACATTTGCTCCTATTTATCTCTCTTATTAGCCAACTTAATTCTTAAATCAGTTACAGTTTTTTCCAAATCTTCAATAACTTCATCAAATTCATCTAATTTATCTAATACTTCATCCATATCACTTTGAAGAGTACCAACTTGATTTTTATATTGTTCATATGAAGTTGGCCAATTATATCCTGGTGCCTTTGATGGATACTCTCCTTCATATAATGATTTTAATGATGGAAGCTCTTTAGCTTCTTGTATATCTGCTTGTAACATATACCACATCCCTACAAAAGATGCGATACCTGTTGCCGCACCAATCATTGTTTGTACTGATAAAGTGAACTTAGTACTTAGTACTGCTTCTTCACTTAATTCTTTTGGTTTGGACACTTTTTTCTCCTGTATAACTGGTTTCGATTTACTCTTTGATTTTGAAATTTGTTTTTGTAATAATCTATCTCGTTTACCTTTTTCTGCTTCGTCTACGGCTCTACTAGCTTGTTCCATCATAACTTCTGTTAAATCTTCTACAGTAACATAACCCATTTCAACAAGAATTTCACCTAACTTTCTTTTATCGCCTTGTCCTTGTTTCGCACAAGCTTGTGCAAGTTGTCTCTTTGTTATGATATCGGCGTCCATTAAAAGGTTGCCTAATCTTTTTCCATTCAATGCCATTATTCGCTCTCATTAAATTGAACATCAAACACATCGTGGTCATCAGTTCCTTTATATTCTATTTGTGTTATATCTGCCTCACCACCAAAGTGTTGAGCCACTCCTTTTAACATTCCAACTGCCAATGGAGCTAATCCATCTCTCTGTGATACATAATGAATTTCAAAATGATTCTCACCGAGTTCTTCTATTTTAAATGAAGGTGGAACTAAACTTGGTAACATTTTTGTAATTCGTACATGCATTTCATCTAATCCTGCTACAAAACTTTGAAAGTCATTACCAAACGCTTCAAAGTACTCACCATACCCTTTTGGTGCGACATCAGTTGCCCAATAAACACCAAACATTTCTAATACATCTCCGGCAGGAATATCTAATGTTTCTGAAACTGCTCCCACCAATGAGAATGTTACACTATCATCATAAGATTCTAAATCTTCATATACATCCTCGTCTATACCAGATGCTATAAGAACTTGTTCCCAAACTTCTTCGCCCGCTTCACGCGTAACTAAAGTTCTTATTGCTTTATTTATCATTCCATACATTATTATCTACCATATATATTTTTAATTGGATTATCTTTGTTCTTCTTCGCCCATTTCTTATGTTGAACGGCAGTTCTACCTTCCTTCTTCCATCTCTCATTAAGTCTACGTCTCTTAATTTTTCTATCTTTTGCTCTTCTATTCGGCATTACTAAATCCTACAAATTGATAATTTAAACCAACTTTAAAATCATACGCTGGTCGTTCCCAATAATATAAATAACGGCCTTCCGCAAAAAGTCCTAAATTTTCCTGTACTTTAATTCCAAAAATTGCACCAAAATCATAGTCATTCCAACTCATCCACATTGGCTCCACAAACATAAAATCAGAAGGTTCTTTACCTTCATCTACATGGTCTATATAAGAAGACGCGTTGTGATATGAATATTTATCATGACCATAATGATAAGGTAACCAATTACCCCATGCGTGTACCCACCAATTTTCAGCGTAATGATAATAATCAGTACCTATTACTAAAGATGTTTCTTTTTGATATCCTAAATTTTTCTGTAGTTTGTTCATATATGATTCTAACATACCAGGAAAATGATAAACAAAAAATTCTCTATCCGTCCATGCAATAATTTCTCCATCGGAAGTTTCCCACATATAATCATACCCAATAAATTCACCATCTCCATTAAAGAATGGGCCATCACCAGGTACATCAATCCAAGTATCTGACTCTGCGTCGTAATATACTAAGTGACCTTCATGAGTTTCGAAATTTTCATCAACTATATACCATCTTTTGTCATCCATACCGAAAGCATCTTCAGCAAAATCCCACCAAGAACCTCTATACCAAGTTGTATCTAATATCATAGCATCAAATCCATATACAGGATGTTGTCTATGTTTTGCACCAACACTAAATGTTAGCTGATTATTTAGAAAATCTGGTGACCATTTTAATCTTAAATCACCTTGACCATAAGTTATCTCTTCTAAACCAAGTTCCGTCCAACCTACTTTAGCCATGAACCAATTACCAGTATATCTCAACCAATATTCTTGATTCAAGTATTCATTTCCCCATTGACGACCTTCAGTCCATTTTATTAAATATTCCCAACCTTTAACTGGACCAAATGTTGCATTTTCATTCGCATTTTTTTCTGAACCATCATACCAAGTTCCACCTTCACCAGCATTTTTCACACCTCGTTTTGGTTCATACTTAAAACGACCAATCTTTCTCAATCCAAAAGATTTTTGAAAATCAGCTTTTAATTCTCTTTCTTCCCTTTCAACTTCTAAATCACCAGTATTCAATCCACCAACAATACTAAACCTATCATCTTGATGTCGTGGTGCATTTAAACTAAAACTCGCATATGCAGTTGAATATTTAAAAAAGTTTAATATAACATCTTGGCCAAACAAAGAAGTAGACAATAATAGTCCTATAAAGATGTTTTTGAACATTTAATTTCTCCTAATATTTTTATTCTATCTATACAACTATAAATATTACTTTAGAATATTTTATACATCAAACCTAACTACAATTGAAAATTCTTCATCTTTATCACGTTTAATAGGTCTACCTAACTTACCAATTGCTAAAAGGTCATTGTTATCATTATATAAACCAACAGTAGTAACATACGGCGAAAAATCAGAATGGGTTGTATGATTAATAGCAAATTCTGTAGCATTATAACTTGTTCTTACAGAACCACTTCCACCACCTGGATTATCACCAGGTGCAAATATTCTCCACGCATCTGGTGAATTTGGAGCAACACTTATACTACCACTTCTACCAGAAGTAGCACTAATATTAGTTGTCGTATTAAATTCTGTTTTACCTATAGTACACATATACTCATGTTCATATATAGTATGAGTAGCTTTAAAATCTAATTCCCAACCATCTGTACCAGTTCCAAGTCCTACTTGACTATAAGAACCAGTATCTGTAATTGTAATAACACCATGTTCATAAAAAACATTACCTATTGAACTACCACTACCCTCTGCAGTTAAACTTGAACCATCCCAACTACTACTTTTAAATGCCGCAAAACTAGCAGAATAAGTATTATCATATAAATTACCTTGACCATCATCATATATTGTATAAGTTACATCAGTGCTATCGTCTGTTAATTTAACACTATTAGGTCTTATACCTTCGCTATAAAATTTCTGGGGTATTGATATAACATTTACTCTATTATGTAAGTCTCTATAACATTTGTTGGTATCTGTATTACCAAAACTATGAAGTGGTTTATTACCATCTCTATAATACAAGTGTCTCATAGACCAATAAGTTGGAATCTTATACCAAGTACCAAGACTCCAAGGGTCTTTACCTAAACTAGCAGAAATAGTGGAATAATCTCCAAATGAATGTGATTCGGCGGTTGATGTATTGAAGTTGTGCCAACTTCCAGATAACCCTTCTATCGCATAAACACCACTGCCGCTATCAACATTTGTGAATGTGAAATCTTTAAATGTTTTAAAGGGTGATATTAACGCGTCTTGTGGGTCGAGATTTTTAAATATCATAGATGACCCTCTCCTTTAGACTAAAAGTCTAATTTGACTTTGATAATAGCTTCCCTTGCGTAAGATTTCAATAAAGGTTTACTCAGTTTAGCAACAGCTAATAGTTCATTTTCATCATTATACATCCCAACAGTAGTAATATACGTCTTTGGGTCTTTATGAAATGATGGATTAGTAAACGAACCATCAGATTGTGTAAAGAATGTAGGATTATTACTAAAATTATATCTCTTATTCCTTATTCTACAAAAATAATGTGTTGAAGAAATATTTTCTTCTCTACGAGCTTGAAACTTTCCACCACCAACTAACGCGTTATAAAACTTTTGGTTGTTGTCTTCGGCACCTGTTATTCCTCTATCAGTACCAAGTGAACCAGAACCATCAGCTTGAGCAGCACTTATAATCCAAATACCTAAATCTGGATAAAACAACCCAAGTCCACCATTCGCTTGACTTGTTGCCGCTATTGATGTTTCCGCAGTACCACTTGATAATGAACCAGTAACAATATTAAAAACTCTACCACCCTTATTTACTGATGGGTCAACTGTTGCACCACTATCATCAATTAGTTTCCAGTAGGTTTGTCCAGTTGTATCTACACCACTACTACCACTTAACCAAAGTTCCCAATTACCTGGGTCAACTTTTTCTCGAATTCGTGCTCTATTAGCAGAAATTATATAAACATCATCTGAATCAACACTACCCGCCATTGTAAATTTACTATCATTCGGTGTTAATAAAATATTTCTAAATTGTGAATACATAGCTTTAGAAGCAGCATTGTCACCACCAGCCGCTTTAGAACCACTACCAGCATAATGACCATACGCAATACCAAATTGAACTTGAGCTGTATCATCACTTGGGTCTACTGAATAAATATCATTATAATACTCACCACTTGACGCACTTTGTGCCGAAGAAGTGAAATATGTATCTAAACTACCAGTATTTCCAGACCATAGTGGGGATGAAACCACCGCTTTCATATTTTCAAGTATATCATTATCTGGGTCAAAGACCGTATAGATACTTGGTTTTGTTATTGGTGCGGGTCTACCAATACTCTTACCAAGAAGTTTAGATGCAACTGATAAACCACCAATTCCTTTTCCAGACTTTACAGCATCTTCTATCTGTATAATTTCTTGTGTGGATAATCCCTTTTTCTTTTTTCCTTTAGCCATGATTTATCTCCTACTCAGCAGTTACATTTACTGGAACATCAGCACTAACAGTTATCGGAATAGTATATGTAGCACCAGTTTCATTACCCACAATAGTAAGTTGTGAATTAATATCGGAAGATAATGTTCTTGCGATTAAATCAACTGCTTTGGCTACTACGTTAATTGAATTCTTTCTATCATCATCACCAATAAAAGTTGGTATTGTAGCTCCTTGAGATGATACTTCGCCCCCAGCAGATACCATCATTCTACACGCATCAGAATTATGTAATACAAAAGTATATCCAAGAGTCGCATCTGACGCATTTCTTGTATTTGGTGTAATTGTTTGTTTAACACCAGCTTTCTTAAATTCAAGTGAAGTTGAAGTAAGTTCAAGAATAGGCATTTTAGCCGTATTCTTAGGTAACGTAGTCAACTTATATCTCATTACTTGATTTTCATCTGGTACTGCTTCTATCAATGGCATATTTTCGATAACTACACCATAATAGTTAGAACCAAGAGAATTTGTTACATCCCATAATGTATAATCAACTTCGTCATCTGCTAATGCAAATTTACTAATTTTGAATTCATTTCTACCACGAGCTAATAACTCTCGACCTTTTTTAGTTAAGATAGCATCTACGGTTGTTGAAGAATTGTCTAAAAATCCCATGTTTTATCTCCAGTGATTAATTTCTGTATTCATATATAAATATTCGTCACCAAAATTTTTGGTATAAAATAACTTTTTCGTTCATATATAAATATCATTGTTTTAGTTTTTTGTGTTTTTATTCTACACTTAATTTAGAATCGCCTGATTCTTTTGTTGTTAAAATAGTTGGTGAAGTTATAATTACTTCTACTGATTCTTTACCATCTGGTGTTGTATCATCCGTTTGTTTACAACCATCAAATAATAAATTTCTTAAAGCTGTAGTACTCTCATAAAGTGGTGTTATTTCTGCAGGACTCAACGAAGAAGAATTTGAATGATATCTTTGATGTTCTTTAACATTCATATTACCACCCCTATAAAAACTTTCTTTAGTATTATAAAAATATTCTTCTATCTTATGATATTCTGATAGTCTCGAACTACTAATCATAGGTACAGTTACTTCTTCAAAAATACTCTTACCATCTTGTCCACCAGAATATCCACCATTGTGACCTGCTATATAAGAACCACTATATATGTTATCACCTCTTGCATTATTAGTAAAACTATATAATGATGGCATATTAAATGTATCAAAAGTATCTACTGTAGTAGAAGAATTAGGGCCATATAAAGATACTGTTGAAAAATCTTCATAAGTACCACTCCACGACAATATATCTGAAAAAATATTTATACTACTTGTATAATTATCATATTCACCAGTAAAACTTGGATACATAGACTCGCTAATGAATCCATCAGTATCAATATATAATCCAAATAAGTTAGGAACAACAGATTCGCTAATAAATGTTTGATAATAATCTTGTGTACCAGTAAACCCTGGATATACAGATTCACTAATAAATGTTTGATAGTAATCACTTGTACCAGTAAACCCTGGATATACCGATTCACTAATAAATGTTTGATAATAATCTTCTGTACCAGTAAAACTTGGGTACATAGATTCACTAATAAATCCTTCAGTATCAAGGTATTGTCCACTAGCAGATTCTGCATAATTTAAATCAATAGAATCTTCATAATATGTATTTTCAATTTCTGGTGGTTGTCCAATAATAGCTTTAGAACGTTCAAATATATTTGATTCAATTAAAGTACCTAACGATGCATTAGCTCGAGCTGGAATTAAAGTTTTTATTTGGTCAAATATAGCTTTATCATAGAATTTTAAAATTCTCATATAATCCCAAAAACTATTAGGTGAAGTATATTTCTGCCAATATAAATCTTTTATTTTTCTTAACCCACTATAATAAGTTTTAAATTGGTCTCTTGGGTCACCAATATAATCTGAAAAATCCAAATTACCCATCGAAAACATAATATCTTCATTTATAACATCAGTTGGTGCAAAGAAAACACCGAGTTTATTTGAATCTGTACTTGTCAAATCATATGCACTAACTTCATTTCTACTATCTATTGATAATTTACTTCCATATATCAATCTATTTTCTTCAATTCTTATTTTCGTAGCTCGTCTCATTTGTGGGCCAAAATTTGGAACGAGTAATTCTTCTACATCTTCGGTATAATCGTAACTATTTCTATCTGGATAATTTCTAGCACTACCAGTTTGGTAATAACTTTGGTCTGCACTTGTATCAAGTATATCAATAGAACCAGTTCCATGATTTATTTCTTTAGCAAACGAATATCTTAAAACTAAATCAGTATAAGACGCTGATGGATGATTACCATTATAAGTTTTTGGAGCTCTAACATGGTTATCGAAATGAGATTGTGATAAAGGTGAATTCCAATAACGAAATTCCATCATTGAACCAGTAAATTGATTACCAAATGTTCTTAAAGTATCACCACCAATGTATGCATCAGCATCTTGTTGGAATCTATTATTCATTCCTTGTGGAGCACCACCACCACGACCATCTACATTCAAACTTGCAGAAGATTGATAGTAAATTCTATTTCTTGTAGCATCATATTTTTTAAGAAATAACTCATAGTCAATATTACGACTATTATCATCGTCTACCAGTGATGCCAGACTAGCACTTTTCCTTGTTAACATTACAGACCAGAACTCGTTATCGAAAACTGGTAATAATGAAGATGATATTTCTGCGTTAGAAGAACTACCAGTTATAGCAAATGTTAAATAACCATTGTTATCTGCCGAACCATCGTCCTTTAATGTAATTGCCCAATCAGTACCTTTTTGGTAAAGTACTTGTTTAAATTCTCCACTACCAGATTGTACTGCTCTGAATCTAAATTCTACCGTATCAGGTACTCTACCAGAATTTGTATCATCAGTCCAAGTTGTTTCTACGTGTTGACTACCAAAGAAATTTAAAGACCTTCTATATTTACGAGTTATTTCATATACAGGGTTTTGTTCTGGTAAAATAGGCCCGCCGTATTCCCTTACACGTAATATTGTTGTTGGTAAACCATAACAACTAACTAATCCTTTTAATGCTCGTGAAGTTCCTTTTGTCTTTAAAAAATATGGCATATTAACTAATATTCTATTCCAAACTTCTCGTGTAATATCTCTTTCGGCTGTAGCCGATGATTGTACTGCTACATTATCAGAACCTGATATTTCTACTCCAAGTTGATGTTGTGGTAAACTAATTAAATTTTTACCATCGTAAACTTTCCAACCAAATCCTTTAGCTACTTCATGTACTAAATCTCTTGATAATCCTTCATCAACTTTGTTAGTGCGATGATTTATATCAGTTAAAGCTTTTGTATATAACCATATATCATCAAAGTGGTGTCCAATCATATCTACAAATTTAAAAAATTCTTCATTTCTATCATCATCTCTAACATGCAATGGTAAATTGTTTACTAACCTATCTAAATTTTGTCTATCATGTAAAGATGCACTTTCATCATTTCCACCTTTCCATCTTAAATATTGACTTGACGTTGATGGAGCTAAAACATATGGACTAAGTAAAGTTCCTGTACCACTTACTTTTGGCCAAGAAGTATCATAAAATTCTCCAAGTGAACTTGTTGAATAAGATGAAGATTGAAAATACATATACTTTTCAAATCCATCAAAACTATTTTTAACTTCACGTATACTTCTTTCTGCACTTCTTATATCGGATGTTGAACCACTTATAGGTATAAGTGAAGAACTTAAATTATTATAATGTTCTATACGTTTAATTTTATATTCAAAATTATCATATCTTCTTTGTATAGAACTAAATTTTATAAAATTTTCATAATTAGTATAATCATGATTCAATTCAGCACTCAAATCACTTTGACTAATAAATTTATCTTCTAACTCACTCGAAATATCAGAATTACTTGATACAATATTTTCTCTATTTTTCCAATCAGTTCTTGTACTTTCAAATGGAAGAACTGTAGACCAATAATCTGGTTGTCTCAATACTATACCATCTATTTTTTCATCAACAAAATCTATTAAATTAACAACTTTTGTAATTGGTCGTAACATTTCTCTCGAAACCCACACAAAATCCTTTTCATTAATATTAGTTGGTAATGGTGTATACAATTTAAAAACTACAGAATTTGGCCAATTGTTAAAACTTAAATTATCACTTCTAAAATTAGTTACTAATGAAAATTTATCCCCACCTAAATTTATAAGTGTTCTCAAATCTCTTTTTTCTTTTAATCTCCAATTAGATTGTGCTCTTTTAAATGGATATTCCCATTCTTTTCCTTGAACCCATTCACCATCTTCAGCTTCATTTGGAGCTGGTGAACCAGGATTACCCCACACGTGTTTAACAAATTGAGCTTCTTCTGCCCAACTTCTATCAACTTCTATAATTGTTGGTGATATAACATCAGTAATTTGTGCAACATATGGTTCGTATGTTGGTATATATTTTACATCATCAATATAAACAATTTTATGTGTAGTACTAATATTACCACTATTATCTCTTACACTAGCTTTGGCTACATAAACACCTGGTCGTCTATATCGTTTACGTTCAGTAAAAGATTCTGAATCATGGTATTTTTTATCTTCTAACTCAACATCCCTTTCTATAATATCAGAACCATCTCCATAATCAAATTCGAATTTTACAATTTGACCATCAACATCGCTAGCACCAATAATAAATGTCATTTCATTTTCTATATCAGAACTATTTTCTTCTTTACCATACGCAAACATAGTAATTTTAGCAGCGTCATTTGGAAATATTGTTACTTCACGTGAAGTTGTTTTAGTGTATGTATCTATACCATCACTATATAAAGTCGTCAATGTGACTTGATATAACCCAGGCGATTTATATATATGACCTGGCGGTATATCTTCACCTTCCGTTTCATCAAACTCACCATCACCCCATTCCCATAAATTTTTAACTGGAGTTGGTTCAGTTTTTACAGCAATTTTTGTTTGAAATGCGTCAACATCACCATCAACATATCGTAAAAACATATTTACTGTATAAATACCTGGCTGAGTATAAGTATGATTATATGGCTCTATATTACCTGGTTCAAGTAATTGTTCATCGTATGTACCATCACCCCATTGCCATAATATACTATCAGCTATATGTGGAATATACATACAAGACCCATCATCTATAGCCGCCCATGGAAGCCAATTCATAGCTCTATCATCAACACACCCATTTAAATTTAATTCTGGTAATTCACTAACAAATGGTGGTGGTGGATATTGTGCAATAGAAAATGGTGAGATTGTCCTACCACTTGATAACCAAGTTTGATAATCATTTAATTGGTCTTGTGAAATTTGTCCTAATGAAATAGCTTGAGTAAACCAATCATATAAAGGATGAGCTGAATGAAATTCATCAGATAACATTTGACCATAAGTACCACTATCTTGGTCACTATCGTATAATGGAATTAAATCTGGCCCATAAATTTCTGTCCACGTAACAACTTCTTCTTCAAATTGAGTTACTGTTGCATTAAATTCATTTATTTGTGCTAATAAATCTTGGTGTGCGTCTATAACTGTCTGTACACTAACTCCATTTTCGGTAGCTATAGTGCCATAATTTATACTTCCAGCACTATAAAATCCAGCCTCTTGTTGTTCTACTAATGTAAATAACCCATTACCACTATCATTTTGGCCATATAAAAGACCTTCAGATATACCTTGTATATCAAGGTCTTCTGGGTCAGGTGGCCCATAAGAACCAACTTGAAATACAAATGGTTTTATTGCAACTTGTGGTATTGGAGCAATTTTAAAATCACTAGCTACCCATTCATTATACGCAGTTATATCAGCTGGTGTTAATGAACCAAGATTTAATTCAGTTTGTATCCACCAATTTTCTAATGGAGTTTGAGCGGGCGAAATAGTTTGTCCATTACTAAATGTAAATTGAGTTAAACCTAATGCCGCAAAATAATCATCACCTATTGCTACTTCTCTAATATCATGAATGGGAACAAAAAATGCACCCAACCAATTAGGAGTAGTAGTTTCGCTTGGTGGTGAAAATTTTACATCTACCCTATCACCAGGTACTATATCATAAAAAGTTCCATCTTGACCTTGTAATGTATTTTCTTGTAAATTTATTGGTGATTCACCAGTACTTGTTATTTCATAAAAATCAACTTGATTATCAGTATATGTTTCTACAACTGGGTCTAATACAACTTCTTCTGTAGTTATATCTATTTCAAAATTTGTCGCTTGAATTCCATTAATCTCGTCTTGTACATTAGCCGAAAATCCCATATTATCAATAGTATCTACATAATATTCTTCACCATTGTCAAGTCTAAACGTATCACCTATTTGAATATTATATGTTGCAGGCAAAGGTACATATGGTTCTGGTACACCAGCATTAAGTGCCGCTGTATTTGCAATTTGAAAAGAATTACCAACACCAACTAATGTAAATTCACCATCACTAAAACTAAGTGTTGATGGAACTTCTACTGTAGACGCACCATCATCACCAAAAAAATCTGACGCGGCTGATGTATAAGAAGTATCAAGTCTAATTAACCTTGTTTGATTCCTTTCAATAATAGTACCTCTGACCCACGTATCAGCGTCACTTGGAAATACACCTGCAGGTAAAGGTGGTGGGTCAATTGGTTCTGGTTCATATTCTAAAACTTCTGGTAAATCTGCTGATACTGGTGGGTCTTCTGAATCTGGAACTGGATTAGTTTCTTCTGGAATATCATCGAATGTATCATCTTGTGTTGGTGGTGGATTTGTATTCTCAATTTCCTTGGCAGGATTATACGGCCAATTATCTTCTTCCTCAAGCATCCTTAATATTAATGTATTATTTTTTCCACCCCATCTAATCATTATTAGCCTCCACTACCAATCATAGAAGTAACAAAATCATATTCATCTGGACCTGTACTTGATGGTTTATATTTTGGTGTAGCTTTATTAACTTTCGGAATAACTTGTTTTTCATATGGAATTAAAGGCTCAGAAGGTAGTGGAATCTCATCTAAAATAGCTAAAGGCATATCTTTTCTTGAAATACCATTTTCTAATCTTGGTTCTTCATAAACTCTTCGTTCAATATGTGTTATATAACCTCTATCGAAAATAAATTCACCACCAACAGATTTTTTTGTAAATTGTTTACTTCGTGGTAATCCTTGTAATCTAATTGTTTTACCACCAGGGCCATCTGGAAAAGTCATATCTACATTTAAATTTTTAGTACCCCAATGTTTTATTGTATGTCTTAAATTATTAAAAGATTCTTTAAATCTATCACTATCAATATTATTTGGTACTAACCTAATTTCTTTTCTATCTTCTGAAATTTTATGTATCCAAGCAGAATTATTTTTTATTAACAATTCTTTTCTACGTTCAACTTCTTCGCCCTTAACTCCACTATAAATTAAATTATCATCATCAATATACCAAGGTAAGTCGGCGTTGTCTGGATATAATCTTTTTGGACCAGTATAAACTTCGTTGTTATGTGCATAAACTAATATAGTTTCATCAGTACCAAACTCTTCTCTTAAAAAATTATAACTAACTTGATATTTACCTCTCACATAACCTTTACTTCGTAAATCATTGCCTGGTTTTACTATTACATTATTACTTTCTATTGTATAATCTTTTGTAATAAAACTTTCAATTAAATTTTTTCCAGTAGCGTCATAAATGTGACATTCAATATAATCATGAACTCCACCTTGACCAGATAAAAATGGAGGCCAATCATAACCAGGCATACCTACTTGTCTATTGCCACCAACTTCTAAAAGTTGTTTATCTTTTGGTTTTAATCTATGAACTGCCATTTTAAGCTTCCAATAATATTATTTCCATACTGCCAAATCATTCAAAAATCGAAGGGGTCAGATGTTTGGCTGTATGTAGTACCGACATCTTCTGCAAAATCGAAGGGGTCGGCATGTCGTGTACTTACATTATATGTAAATGTTCCATTTCCAACATCTAATGTTACAGTTATACCTGCGTTACTCTGTAACTTAGTATTGAATTGTCCCATACCTTGAGGAATATTATTCGTTTGAAGTCTAACTTGTACAACATCACCATCATTAACAGATAAAGATTGTGCTCCCCATTCACCATCATTTACTTTAAATTGTGTATTAACACCTGTTGAACCTTGTCTAACATTAGCTTGTACTTCTTGATTAATACCAGATATAGTTCGTGGTGCACTTTCAGCCCAATTTGGACGAGACCATACATCAAGTTTTTCTGACGGGAATGTAAATGGGTCTGGTGTTAAAATTGGATTTTCTGTAGCAACTGGTGTTGGTGTTGGAGCTGGTATTGTATATCCTCCAGTAATTGTTTGTTGTCCACCCATAGGATTACCAGGTGGAGCAATATTAAATACTGAATAATCTACTCCAAACAAAACAGGAACATCAACTTTACCATTATCATTAGCAACAATTTGTGTAACAAGTGTTTCTACAATTTCTCTTGTAGGTTCAAGTTTATAATGAGCTGCATTTACAGTTCCTTCTGGTAATGGTTGTGGTTGCGTTTGAATATTAATTGAAAAATCATTACTCATTACACCATCAACTGACGCTCTAAAATTACCATTACCAAGTTCCACAACTTCTGCCGCGGAAACTATATATAATCCAGTACTCGAATCTACTACATCTGAAAATACTAATTCAAGATTATTATCTTCTATTTTAAAAATCTTTAAATCTACACCAGAACCTGGTACTGGAACTTCTGTTGTCCCAGTAGGAATTACAGTACTTTGTGTTTGTTGTTGAATATTATCATTTAAAGTATCTTGTTCCGAAATCATTCTTAATACTTTTGTATTATTTTTTCCACCCCATAATAACTTTGACATTTTCAATTTCTCCTTAGATATAATCCGTATCTGATTGTTCATTATATTTTTGTTCTTGTTCTTCAGCCCAATTTTGAGTAGAATCTACTTCTTGTGTCTGTTGTTGAACTTCACTATTAAGCCAATTTATAGTTAAACTACCCCACGCAGTTAAATTACCAGGCGTAACTAACACTTGATTAATTGGATAATTTTGAGTTTCTCCTGTAGGTTCAATATATGTTTCAGTTGTTTGTTGTGTAGTAGATGTTTGCTGTTGAATATTATAATTTAAAGTATCCTGTTCTGAAATCATTCTTAATACTTTTGTATTATTTTTTCCACCCCACGTTAATTTATTAGTTTTCATAATAACTCCTTAATACCCTATTAAATCTGGATTTTTATTATATTTTGTTTCTTGTGTTGTTGGTGCAGGTCTTGATGTAGTTCTATCAACCTGACTTAAATTTTCTCCAGGTACTGATTTTCTATGATGCATAGGAGCGTTCTTAGCCTCTTCAAGTGTTTGACCTGTCTTGAGAAGTATTTCTTTATTAACTTCATTTTCATATTCAACTCTTTCTTGTTCATTCTTAATATCACCAGGTCTTGCTAACATTGGTTCACCAACTAATTGATTAGCTAATAATCTAACTTGATGAGCTGATTTAGCTACTTGACCAGTAATTTTATATAAAGTTTCCATAACTGGTTTACCATCTTCTAATCTTTCTCTAATCTGTTGTAATTTTTCTTCATCTAATCTATCCATCGTTGGAACAAAAAAATCTTCATCCCTATGAGTACCAAGTAATGCTTCGGCGTTACGCATTCTTGTATTAGTAATTGGTGGCCCTTGTTTTATACTATCATATAAATTCGCTGATATGACTTTGACATCTTTATTTTTAAACCCCATCATATAAACTAAATCCATATTTTGTATTGGAAATTTTACATCATCTTGAAATAAACACAACCCCTTATGAGCGGGTTTAGTTATTAATGTTCCATCCTTTAAAGTTATAAATGGTTTATCATTTAACGTAAAATCTCTATCAATAACTTCTTCAAGAATTTCATTTTTCATCTCATGGTTTCTATAAACCATATTATTATAAACATATTGATGTGGTGCTTCTAATCCCATTCCAGTTCTAACATCTTCATATGATTGTAATTCACCATCAATTTCAAATGGTTGTGCCGAACCTGTAATTTTAGCTTTTGTCAACGCCGAATCAAGTTTTATCTCATACTCTTTCTCGTCTGCATTAGCAAGTGATTTAAAATATTCATTATTATATAATTCCTTTGTAGTATATGGCATTATCTTATCACCCTAAATTCAAAATCATTATCTATAATTTGCACTACTTCACCAATTCCACTACCACTTACTATTTTATAATTAATCCTATAATTTCTTTCTGGTTGAAACCCTTGTAACCAAACATCAAAGAAATTTCCAGTTGAATCACAACCAATAATTGAACCACTATCAAAAGGAATAATTACATCTTCTGTATACGCATCTTTTATTTCAAAATACGAACTACCACTTGGTAAATATTTTGGTGTTACTTGATTTGTAGTGGTTGTTGACCAAGTTTTTGCTGGAAATCTTTCTCTACCAACAACTCTAAATCTAACTTTAGAATCTTCTTGATACTCTGGTCTAAGTTCTTTCATGTACACTTCTAAACTATGTAAATCACTACCAGTTAATGGACTCAATGAACCAGTATTCCACGTGGTATCATTCCAAACTACCTCAAGTTTTGGTGGATATATAGTATGAGTTTCACGTGAAAAAAATCTAAAATGACCAAACTTAGTAGTACTACCTTCTGCTAAAGTAGAATCTGAATTACCAACACTTCCACTTCTTTTTAATATAAATCCTTCATTCGGATAAGAAGACCCACTACTAATCCAGTTATTTACAATACCAGTTACGTCCATCCTAACATCACTAGCTTCATTAGTAAATGATTGAGAAGCTTCTAACGTATGTGTAGCCGAAGTTCCATTAAACCAAGTTCCTCCAGTATCATTAGTACCACCAACCCATTGGTCATTCGCTGTCGGGCCAGTTCTAAATCTCCAAGACGCACCATCGGTGATTGGTGGCCAATCAAGGTATCTACCCTCTCCATTTTCCCAAGATTGACTAACAGGATATGCATATAACACATCACTTGAACCCAATTCTTGTGAATTAGCATCATACAAATTCAAATAATATTCAGCATCGGATGGTATCAATCCACTATTAATTGACTCTGATATATACGTTAAATCAAACTGAATTAAAGTTCTGGAAACATTTATTTGTGTACCAGAATCATTCATATCTTTACGTACTTCTAATATTTCATCAAGACCAGTATTCTGACTTGATGTTGCATTTCCTTCATATAAAGTTGTATCTTTTGTAGCAAATTCAAAATAATGCATTATATTACACTCCCTACTACTTGACCTTTTATGTCACTATCTGGGTATTTTAATTCAAAAATACATGGGTCTAATGATGGATATATTACACCATTTTTATACGCCGCTCCCATATCATATATGTGACCAGAGTAACCATCTGAAGTTCTCCACTTGTTTACTATACGAACTGGTAATTGTACTGGGTCACCAGGGCCATCACCATCTAAATCAATTGAGAATGGTATTAATTGAGCTACTCCATCAACCAATGATATCTGATATGATATATCTGCTATCATTATTGGTTGATTAATTTCCCATCTATCAATATCAAAAAAGGATTTAATCTTCTGAATACACTTTAATAATACTTCTTCTTTATTATATCCAGCCTTAGTCATGATTTTAAAATCAACACCTATATTAACAATCCACGCGTCTTTTATATTTATAGCATCAGTTACCATTCTATATTGACCAAGGTAATTTTTTAAGTTTTCCTTTACAGCTACATTAGTAGTAGCTAAATTTTTATTATTATCATAACCAAGTAAATACATATTTAATGCTAATGGATTTGGAATTCTTGTAGGAACTTTTGGAGCACCAGTTTCTGGTGAATCATCTTGTCCATATAAACTTTTATCAATACTAAAAATACCAGTACCATCATTTACTTCCTTTTGGAATTGAAATTGAGCTCCTTCTAATTGTTCATCTGGTACTATATATGCTTTAGATATAGAACCATATTTAGCAGGCATAGAATACGCTCTAACTATATAATCATGTTTAGTAACAGTTCTTCCTTGAGCTTGAAAATGAGCTAATGCGTTTTGTTTTATCTCTACAACACTTTCTTTACTTTTACCACCACGTGCTGGATTTGGATTAATAACTCCAAATGAATTTTTTGTTTGAGTTACTGTAGCACTATCAAGACCAGTAGACGTTAGACTAACATTTTTTTCTTTTATTTCAACAATAGAACCCTCGGCTACATTATGACCCACGCCGCCTCCATGAGCATATTTTATAGTTAATGTTGTATTACTTGGAGCTAATCCATACGCTTTTGTTTTTAAAAAATTAGAAGGGTCAAATGTTCTATCTAACATAGAAACACCTTCTGGTAAAGAAGAACCTACATTATCTGGATTTGGGATGATTTCCTCGTCAGCTCCAGCAGAAACACCAGCACCAAATCGTAATTCCATCCTACCATCAGTTCTTACATACTTTGTAAATCTCCTTGGTGTTTTAATTAATTTAATTAAATAAGGAACATCATCAGAATATTGTGATAACTCTGGGTCTGCACTATCTGCATTAGATATATCATCAAATACAGTATCTTTTGCTAAAAAATCTACTTCATACCAACTATTACCATCACTGTCTGTAACAGACATAATATCAGTAACATTGGGTTTAGCTAAAGCAATTCTATCATATTTTTTAGCTGTACCAAAGGTAAATGTCTCGGTTGTTGTATCACCACTATATACAGTTGCAGACTTTTTTAAAAGATATTTAGTTGGTTCTACACCAGAAGTTTCATATATAGTAGTTGAACGTGGTGCCATAGAACTTGAATGTGCAAAATCAATATCTTCTTGCATTCTAAATATAATACCACTTGCTGATTTCATTTGAGTACCAGTTAATACTTTCATAGCATATCTATAATCTGGTCTAATAGTATCACCACTACCTATAGCAGGTACAGTTTGAAATAAATCTATTTTTGTTGAAGATGGTGTAGCTAACTTTGGTTTATATCCTAATGACTGAGCTATTTCAAAAACATTTTCTATTTCCTCTGCATAAGATAATAAAGATTCTTTGAACCTATCATCAATATAATAAGACAATACATCCCCAACATAGGCTGCCATTTCAATAAACATCATACCTGGGTCTGACTCATTAAAATCATTAAATGTGTTAGGAAAGTATGTTTTAGAAAAATCTATTAAACTATCTTTAAAGTTTGAAAAATCTTTACTAAGATATTTTACTTCTTTTTTTTCTGATTTTGCCGGTGTAGCCATTTAAATCTCCTAAAAATTGGAAAAGAAAGTTAATTGTAAAGAATCAAATACGCCTGGTTCTATAGTAACACCAAACTCTAATGAAACATCAATTTGATTTGGATTCTGTTCATCTACGATAACATCAATTCTATTAACAACTACGTGTGGTAACCACATTTTTATAGCATCTTTAATAGCATCTTCCACTTTCATTGTTGTATCACTTTGAATTGGGTCAAACAAAATAGAATATAAATCAGAACCAAACTCTGGCAAAAATGGTCGTTCACCTTTCATTGTCAATAATAAATTTTTTATATTATGTGACGTTTGTTCTAATGTTGTTTGTGTTTGTTGAAAAAATCCAGACGTAGACCTACCAAGTGGAAATGATAATCCAATCCAAGTATCTGGGTTTAAATCATTTTCTAATGCACCCATTTACTATTTTCCTTTTTTATTATCTATAGCTTTCATTACTTCACTATAATCTCTTGTTAAAGCATTTTGAACATGGTCAGGAACATCTTCAACATTAACACCCGCTTTTCTTATAGTATCAACTGCTCCCATTTCTCTTTTACCTTCGTCTGATTTACCATATCCCATTAATTCGCCAACACGATTGGTATCAAATGAACCACCACCTAAAGTTGGATATTCTTCAAAACCTGGTTTAGTAATTCCACCTTTAGTTTCATTAAGAATTTTATTTATAGTCTCATTGTTTGAATAAGTGACTTCTTCTTTAATTTCACTATCATCTGGTGGATTAAATTCTTTTGATAAAGATTTTAAATCTACCGTTTCATCTTTAAAGTCCTCTTTAATAAATATCTCTTTTAATTGTTTTGGTAGTTCTTCTTTAACTTTCTTTTCTACTATTCTTTCAATAATGTTTATAAATCGTTTTTTATTCATAACAATCTCCTATTAACCTTTAACTCCAGCTACACCCGTTGGAACTTGTAATACAAATCCACGAGCTTCAGCTTCTTTCACTGGAATAATGGAAGCTTCTGCTCTCATTTCTTCATTAGTCATATCTGTAAATGTCCATGTTTGATTTTCTCTCATTTTTCGTTGAGTTTTATCATCAGTATAAATCCAAGCGGTAAAACTTTCAGGGCCAGTTTTAACAACATCACCATCATTTAAAAATTTTCCAGCTTTTACATTCTTTCCATTTACAGTTACAATACCTGATGTTTTCATTATAATAGCTTTGGCCATAACTATCCTCTTACTCCTGCTGTTGCTGTTATATTATCAATTTCATAGACTACTTCCTCAGCTATATCTGTAATTTCTTCCCACACAACATTATCCCACATCGCCTCTAAATCCAAATCTTGTTCTATTACACATTCAAAATCATTATTACCTGTAAGTTTAGTTGGTGTACATGATACATCACCATCTTCTTCTATAATAGATAAACTCTTTCCACTAATAATTATCATGTCACCTTGAATTCCAATAATATCTTCACCTTCATATACTTCTTGACCCATTTTAGCTACCTCGCCCATTATAAGTGGATTTCCTTTAATATCAATAACACTTCCTAATTTTAATTTTTCGCCCATAATTATCCTCTAACTCCAGACGCGGCTGTTATTTTTTCTGTTTCATACCCTTCGGCATCAACAATATCTGGTATCTCATTCCAGACCGTATTATCAAACATAGCATCTATATCTTCATCCACCCATATATCACAAGTAAAATTACCTTTACATACTATTTTTGTTGGTGTACATAATACATCACCTGTTACATCTAAAGTCCACATCTTTTTACCAGCTATAATTAACTCGTCATTATCAGTTCCACTTAATAAATCCAACTCATAAATATATTGACCCAGTTTGATTAATTCATCATTAACACGTGGATATCCTTTCATATCAGTAACCTTCCCCGTTGGAATTCTTGTATCTATTTCTACTGCCATAATTATCCTCTAACTCCAGACGCGGCTGTTATATTTTCTACTTCATATTGTAAAGTAGTTACATTTCCAATCTCTTTGAAAACAGTTTCTTTCCACATTTCATCTAACTCTGGTAGTTGAATTGTCCAATCTTCATCTACAGAATATCCACCATCTGCTCCATCAAATACCCCATGACCAACATCCCCAATTGATGATAGTGGAACAATTGGCCAAGGAATTAATGTAGCTCCAACATATCCAGGAACTGGAGTAACACCTGTAGCCGATGGTGTCAATACGGTATCACTTGTTGTAGTACCAGGCATAAATACTAATAGTGGTATTATATGTTCACCTTGTACCAAACAAGTTACTATATAACTATGAATAGAATCTACAAATCCATATGATTCGTAAGAACAAATTTGGTCTATAGTTCCAGTTACCCCAACTTCAGGCCCGAAATGTCTACCATATAATGTTAAATTATTAATTAAAGTTTCTTTTGGTGTTTCTCGTTCAACTACTTTACCCTTACCAATACCCATTGTAGTCATAGACATTGGAATACCTTCGCTCGTTGTTTTACCAGTTGTTACAATAGGGCCAACACTTGGTATATTTTTATCAATTCTTATATCTGGTGTATCTGTAAGCATAATTACATCACCACTTTCTACAAAATTATCTATTGCAGTCGCCGTCAATTCGGCTACTTTTCTAATATTTTCTTCATGTGAAAGAGAATCATCTGGTTTCAACTTATAAACCTCAAATAATTCTTCTTTTAACTGAATTCGAGCTAAACTACCAGCATCTGCTTCCCAATTTAACTCAATAGCCCCTGCTTCAATCAAAGAACCTTCAACAACTCCTGGTATTAACTTAAAATAAATATAATCACCCATTGGAATCTTTTCTTCTATTATATACATCCCAGTAGAACTATCTTTTTTTATTTCAACTTTAGTAGCAAGTGGAATTCTTTCAAGTTCTAATTCTGTTCCACTATTATCATTAACTTGTAAATAAATACCAGTTATATTTCCCATTGTTCGGTCAGGTTCTGACGGAGTATCTACTTCAATATTCAAAATTTCGGGATTCTCAGCATCATAGTCATTAAACTTTTTTATAGCAGAGTTCCACTCCACCAGACTAGCATCCATTGCCTCTTTCAGTTTAGCTTGATTATCTACTATATCATTTTTACCATCCTCCCATTTCTTTACTGCAGAGTTATATTCTTTTTCCTTAGTGTTCATATCATCATAATATTCATCCCACGTTGGTTTACTAAAGTATGGATTATCAAGAGTTATTGGTTCTGGTTGTTCAACTGGAGGCGGTAAATTTGTCTCTATAAAGTATTCTCCTTGATTTTTTATTTTTTCTTTATTTTGTTTTATCATCCCATACTTAGAAGTAATACCAGGTAAAAATACTAAATGTAATAAAGTTCCTTCAAACTTACCTCTATCAGAATCGGTTACCACAGGACCTGGTGCCATTGTAAATGCTCCATAAGTGTCTGGAACACCAGGATTTAATTGAGTATCTGGTGCAGTAGTATCACCAACTATCTCTACTTTTTCAATATAATCTTGTATATATCTTGACATAGCATCGGCAAGTTTCATTAACCACTCATCCATACTTTCTGTTTCAACTCGTTTTAAAGGCCCGTCTATTTGTCCAGATATTTGTAAATGAAAATCTTTTACTTTATTGTAAAACTCTTCTGTATTTAATTTTGGTATTTTTTCTGTTAAAGGCATTATTATTGTGTCTTATTTCTTACACTTAAAAACCCAAATCCATTGTCTTCAAGGTCTTGTTTAAATTTTAAAAGTTTACTTGGGTCTGCTAAAACACCAGGTGTACCAGGATATAATAATCCCATAATAATATCAGTTAATTCTTTTAGAGCATCTACAAGAGCATCACCCTTAACAACTGGTTCCAATTCACCTTTTTGGTCATCTTTAGGAGAAGTTCCAAGATAAAGTTTAGAATCTCCAGTATCTATTATAATATTCTTTTCACCTCTAATATGAACTTGTCCTTCTGTATGCATACCAATAAGACCTGGTGAATTTAAACTAATTCCAGCTTCTGCATCAACAACAAACGCAGTATTAGTAGCAAAATAAGTACTCAAATTAGTATAACTATATAATCCACCTTGTTTAGTATTAAAAACAATCTTATCCGAATTTAATATTATTTGTTTTCCATCAAATGTTGGTGGATATTCTAAATGAGCGTGATGTATACGTGCTTTATGAACTGCTGTAACAGGATTTAATGGTACTGTTTCATTAGTGGTCAAATATATTGATGTTGCATCTGCATTTATATCTTCTACTACATAAGAATCAAGTCCATGTCCTAATTCAAAAAACTTTTCTTCAAACGTTCCTATCTTAGAACTATTATCATCTCCTTTCATTCCAGCTTCTTGACTATAATAATCTGTTAATTGACCAGCTCTCATTTTAATACTTGGAGAAGGCCCAAATGTATCTTCTGGTAAACCAGTTGTACCTAAATCTTCATCATCCGATATATTACTACCAAGTCTTATAGTATTACCAAACCTACCTTGTATGGTAATATCACCTTCATATGGTTTTAATTGTCTAATTAACCTATTTCTTGTAAAAAACTCTCCAAGAGAAAATGTATCTTCTTTTTCTTCTCTTGGTGGTTCTTCGCCACTATCTATAAAAGAATACATTGTAGAAAAAATTCCTGGGTCTGGTTTATCAATCACATCACTCAATCCAGGCACAGAATTTGTATTAATATGTGAAATAAAATTTAAAGTTTGTGTATAAAATTGCATACCAAGATAATTTACACAAACAACATATTCACCTTTTAACGGATATTGTCTTATATTTGATTCTAATGGATAATACCAATTACACATATCCTCTTCAAGACCGTTTTGACTTTTTATTAATCTAATCTTGGCCATTCCTATGTCTTTAAATTCAGTTTCTTGTCCACTTATTGATGCTGTAGATAGAACTGGTTTTTTTTCTTTTAAATCTTCATAAGTTAAAAGAATATCTAATACTTCCCCAACTTCTAATTCATAAAATTCATTTTCAGATTTTAAATTTTTTATTAAATTAGCAACAGAACCAAAGCTTGTTAGTCCGCCAAGTAATGTTGGTAAACTTTTTTTCTTTTCTTCCTTGTGATATGCCATATTAATCCATAGTTTCTATTTGTTTTTGTATTACATCCGATTCTTTTTGAATTTCACCAACAGTATCGTGTAATCCTCTCATAAGTTGTTCTTTTTCTTTATCAGATAAACCAAATTCCGATTCGCTTCCAACTTTAGACTCAGCTGCTATTAATCTTTGAATAACTGCCGCTAATTTTACAAGTTGCTCATCATTTTTAACATTTATTTCCAAATATTCTTTAATCATTGGAACTATTTGTAATGCTGTATCACCATCTTTAATAAATTGTACTATTTCTCGTGTTAATACATCAAGCTGCTTACGATTTGTCTCTGTATTTTTATAAATATCTTCAAATAAATCTGAGAGAGTTTTTCCCTCAAATATTTCATAATCTTTAGACATGGCTTTTTCCTATTTTATTTTTAATGATTTATAGTGTTATAACCCAATAATAAATATCTTTTTATGAAAAATTGATTAATATATATGATATTTATTAATAACAAAACTAACCAAAAAAGGATGAACTCGTGGATAACACAACAATAGAGAACCTTATCGGTGAGTATGGTTGGTTATTTCTTACGGGTATTATAGCCCTTCTATTTCAAAGTACTATACAAGAAGCCGTTGATGGTTTAATGATATTTTTAGGAAACGACTACAACGAAGATGATGTCGTTGAAGTTGATGGCTCACCAGGCCGTATAGTAAGAGTCGGTATATGGAAAACTGTATTCTTTATCTATCACATCGTAAATGGAAAAATCGTAGGTGGCTCTAAATTAGTAGTAGCTAATTCTAAATTAAAAGATTTGAAAATAGAAAAACCACTACCTAACTTAGATTTATCAAAATACAACAACCATGATTAATACATATATATAGTTTAATTAAATCCAATATATATAATAGTTATTTATAAGGTATTCTATAACAACTTGTCGAAAGGAGAGACATTATGAAAGAGATTATGGCAACCGTAAACGAATGGATAACAGGTCTAACTACAACTTTACTAAACTTTATTGCTGTTGGAGCAATTGTTGAAGTACTGTTTGGGTCTGGAGTGTTCGGTGTTAGTGTGATAGGAAACTTGACCGCTATCATTAATGGTTTTGGTAACAGTGGATTCGCTGGATTACTAGCCTTACTATTTTTAGTAGGACTATATAAGAAGTAGTCACATAAAAAAAGGGGAACTATGTTCCCCTTTTTACTTTGTGGCGTGTTATATTATAATTAAAAACTAAAGTTATATGGTTCACCACTATTAAAATTCATATCTCGATTTATTAAAGACCCAGTATAATCAACATTTATTTGACCAAATTTATTATATTCATATGCAAGTCGTTTATGATATTTTTTTAAAGTATTGACAACTCGTGTAATATGTTGTGTATTAGAACCAGTCATTTCTCTAATTAAAATATAAAGAGCTTTTTTATTAAAATTCTCAATAAACATTCTTCTTCTGAATAATTCTAAAATAGCGTCAACAATCATTATATCACGATGTCGTTTAAAAACTTTATTTAAATTTGCATCCCAGAATCTTAAAGTTTCATCTAAAAATTGTGAAGTTTCATCTATGAAATCATCCATTTGTACTTTTTTATCAGCTCCAGTTTTACCACCATAATCTAATACAGCTACATCTGATTTTTGTTTATATGTTTTATAATTTTTATTATTATGTAAAATTAAATAATTTTTAGCTACAATACTAAAATAAGAAAACGCTTTTCCCTTACCTTCTTTAAACTTATGCATATTCATTACAAGAAAAGATACCACTTCATTTTTCACATCTTCACTTGATACATCAAAATAATAAAATTTAAATGTATGAATTATATTTTCGCATAATTTATCAAATGCTTTACGAATATGTTCATTATAAATTTTATTTCTTAACTGCGGGTCATCAGAATTATTATATCTAATTATAGCGTTTTCTGTTATTTGTGTAAAGTAATAACGACTACTTCCTTTTTTTAATTTTCTACCCATTAATGTTTTCTCCATTTACATAATCATTTAAATTTTCAATTGTTAATTTTATTCCTTCAAAAATTGAACCGATTTCATCATCAGATTCAAAATGTCCAGTAGAATCTATCTTTTGTAATTCGCCGTATGTATTTTCAACCATTTCTGATGTTTCTTCAATCCAAGTTTCAAGTAATTCTGTTTTTTTCATTAAATTCCAAATTACATAACAACCAACTACATCTGCTATAATAAAAATTACTAATCCTGTTTCTAATATCATTATTTATCTCCAAACAATTCATTAAACAAATCTTCATGTTTTTTAGAAAGACCATCTTCTCTTACTGATTCTTTTTTACTACCTACAGCTTGTTTAATATTGTTAACAGATTTATTTACAACCTTTTCTTGTTCTTGTTCAGTTCTTTTCCATTGGTCACCTTCAATGAATGTAGCCATAGTATCGGCTGCATGACAAATACGAGCTATATTAGAACGTAATGAGAATTCTGGTTGGAATGTCTTCAAATAACTCTCATTAGCTTTCTCATACATACCATCAGTTAATTTTAAACCAAGATATTCTGTTTGACTCATTGGTATATTAAAGTGTTGTAATAACCAAAGAGCTCTATCAGTAACAGTCATGAATTGTAACTCTGGATTATGAACAAAAATCTTTCCTTGATTTTTACGATGCCATTCGGATTCATTTAGAATATAATAGTCATGGTCTAAATCACCAACTTTACCTAAATCGTGATGTATACATGCAAATATTAATTCTTCATCAGTAAAATCTATAGTAGCACCATTCTTTTCCCATAGTTCTTTTAACTCTAATGCGAATTTGGTTACGTGTAATACGTGTTCTACATAACCACCTACCATAGCGTTGTGATAGTGTTCTTTACCACTAGCTGGTGCCATACACATTCTATCTTCAAAGTAATCATACATCTTGTTTAGATTTTCAAGACGTTCGCCGTCAAATGTATCACTAATTATTTGACGTAAATGATTCCAATTAGATTGGATTTGTTGTTCGTTTAATATTTTCATTATAACCTCTTATTAATAAGTATCTTTTAATATTTCTAAATTCCAATTTATTTTAACTATTCGATACAAGTTCTATCCTCTCTGGCCAATTCATTGGATAAATATGTACATTTTCATACTTGTATGGTTGTACGTGTTTAGATTCTAATATATCTACTACATTTACCCACTTTGAATTCATAGTATCTCTTACTTGATACACTCCATCTTTATGTTCTGTTCCCTTTAGTAAAATAAAATCTCCATAGTTAAATGGGCCACCCCATCGTTTCAATAAATTCCTTGAAAGTGCTACATATTTGTAATCACTTGCTTTACTGATACGAATTCTTGTTCCGTCTGCCGTTATATCTGGTGATTTATCTGTTTGTGGATAAACTGGTTGATACATAGTAACATCAACTACTACACCATGTTCATAGAAAGATTTTAACTCATCATGTAAGTATTTATTTTCATCCGTTAAGATATTAATATAACCTTTATATGTTTCTCTATTCTTCTTCATTATGTTAACAGAGAAAAATCCTTGTATTAGAGTCACTACTATTAGTGACGCTATCCAATTTTGTGTATTCACAATATACTCCTTTCGTATAGTATTTGTGGAGCCGGGGAGATTCGAACTCCCGTCCAGTCTGTTTTTTTCAATGAGTCATTTACAGCTTAGTTTAGTTTCCAATCACGATAGGATACTAACAAACCATTCGGACATTTGTTCAGATTGTCAACTGGTGACTCTTATACTCTACCACGTGAGTTGTTTGTCTAACTTATTTTATGACCGAGTGTTAGACAACTCAGTAACCTACGCGTAAGCGTAAGTTGGTTGGTAATCCATTACGGGTTCAACAAAATTGTCAAACATCCGTTCTGCATTGGCGAATTGCCAATCAATTACCAACCCTTCAAGCGATTTATCGCCATTTGGGTTTTGTGAGTCTTTTTTCACGAGTCTACTCAAACTCTGCTGCACTCAATTGTCAAATAACACCTGTCGAAACCTTTCGGCCCCATATTATCTTCCACGACTAGCCATAAGTGCTCCAACATTAACACGAGCACCTCTCTTTCGTGTTTGTCTCTTTCTTGGTTTTGGTAAAGACACTCCACCGACTTGGTTGTGAGGGCGACTTACATCAACTACCGAAGAAAGTTTAGAAGTTTTTCTTTTCTTAATAATTTTTTGTAATTCTTTTTCTTTTTGTCTTTCGGCAAATTCAAAATCTTGTTCGAAATCATCTACCTCTATAGCGCGCTCGGTAAGTTGATTAACATCTTCGGCATCTCTTCTTTCATTCTCTGTAACAATTTCATATGCTACTTGTAAATCCGATATGTCTCCAGTTTCTAACGCACGTTGAACATATCTAATCACATCTTGTACATTCTTCATTAACGCCTTCTCCTACGTTTTTTACGTTTTTTAGGTTTACTAACTTCTTTTTCTAATCTCTTTATTTCAACTGCAATTTCTTTAACTACTTCCATACCCTTATCCGTAGTTAATAATTTAGCAGAAACATCTTTTAAATCTTTTATTTTTTCTTCTTTATCAACTATTTCGTGTTCTGGTGTTTCTATAATAGTATCTAACTCAACAAGTCCTTTTTCTACAGTATAATTAAGTCCATTTTTTTCATTATCACTTACCATTTGAATTACTTCTGAGTCTTTAACTATAGTTTCAACTTCTGGTGGAAGTGGTTTTCTTGGAGTCTCTATTGCTTCTTCTGCAAGTGAAATTAATTCTTCAGCTTCTGCGATTTGTTCTTCCTCTACCTTATGTAAAAGAGTTAAAGCTACCTTAGCATCATCAGCTGACGCATCAAATATAGCAGAACGTATTCTTTCCAATATTATGTGATTTATTTCCATATAAATTCTCCCAACTATAAATATCAGTTCTTTAATAAATGTGGACTAGCTTCTATTTGTCCAGCTCGTGTCACTTCTACAAATTCTACTTTAGAATGATACTCACTAATATTGCTAGCACCGACATAGCTACATGCACTATTGATGCCGTCTCGAATGTCGTATAAGATTCTGTTAACTTTTCCTTTGTATGGTATAATTTTGTGATTGCCTTCGACATTTTTATCGTTTCCTTTTGAATCCCTTGATGCAGAACCCCTGTATTTTTTAAATAATTGTTCATTAGGCCATTCACCTACTTTTTCAATTTCGCCTGGACTTTCTTTCGTACCAGATAAAAGGGAGCCCAACATAATCGTATCAGCCCCACAACCAAGTCCTTTACAGACATCACCAATAGTGCGAACACCACCATCAGCAATAACGGGAGTATTATAACCATCAGCAATGGCGACAGCGTCAAGTAAAGCACTAACTTGAGGCACACCCACACCCGTTCTAATTCTTGTTTCACATAATGAACCATTTCCCACTCCAACTCTAACCGAGTCCGCTCCTTGTTCACATAAAAATCGTACTCCTTCTGCAGTGGCAATTGACCCTGCGACGACTTCGACATTAGTATCTCCTTTAAGTTTACTTATAGCGTTACTCATTAATTTATGATGTCCATGTGCTATATCAATAAATAGTACATTACATCCGTTATTTACTAATTCTTGTGCACGTTCTAAATAATCACCCTTAACTCCAACAGCCGCACACAATGGTCGTCTTGACCAAATCTTTTCATCACGAATTGCTGAATCCGCCCACCAAAATCTCTCTTTCAAATCATCCCAATCTTCTTTTGTTGGTGGATTACTTCTACTATAATTATCCCACCACTCTTGCCATTCTTTTTCTAATGTTCTTTCTTCATCATCACCACCCATATTTTTACGAATATCAAAATATCTATCCCATTCATAATGTAATTCCTTCATCATACGAGATTGTTCTTCTATACTTTGGAATCTATGTATAACTCCAACACCACCCCATTCCATCATTTCTTTTGCCATTTCGTATTCTGTAACTGTGTCCATAGGTGAAGCAACTATTGGAATAGTAAGTTCTGTATTCTTTGTAAATCGTGTATTAAGTTCTACATCTTCACGAGAATTTAATTCCGAATATTTCGGAACTATATTTACATCATCATATGTTAAAGTTCGTCTCATATATCTTTATGATTCTCCTTCAGTGCCTGGTGGAGTGTCATACATTATTGTTTCATAATATTTTTTTTCTGCTACTTCTACTATTTCATCAAAATCTTTACCCGTTAAAATTAATTTCATACCTTCTAATGATTGTATATTGTAATGTGTTAAAATCATATCTATTATAACTGAATCTATTGGTGAACTAATTTTCTTATTCCACGGGCCTGGTCTTTTTTTACTTAAATCAAGTGGTTCGTCCATTTTCATCCTTTATTACATCGTCATTCCCCATGCGAAAACAAACGAAAGTGTCATCCATCCATACTTCATAACCCATTCTTACGAGTGCCGAAATCAGGTCATTAACATCTTGTCTATCACAATCACCGAGGTCATTAAATGTGGTTAGTTTTATTGTTTTCATTTCTTATACCTTTTATCCATTTTATTTCTCCTATATTTG